GAGATAAAGGTATGGAAGCCGTAATGCATGTTGCAAATAATAGAGCTAAATCTAATTATAAAAATTTTAAAGGTGTAAAAACTATAAAAGATGTAATTACAAGTAAAACTGGTCGTGGAGCATATGAGTTTAGTGGGTTTGAAGTAAGAGGTGCTGACCCAAATAAAAATGAATGGGATTTTAGAGTACAATTATCTGATATGCTATCTAAAGCTAGTAGTATTAAAAAATTTAATGAGTTAAAAGTAACAGCAAAACAAATATTAAATGGCAATAAAAAAGATTTTACTAAAGGGTCGTTATTCTTTTTTAATCCAGAAGATTCTAGTATAAGCCCCACTGGTGAGTCAATGGAAATATTTGATAAAAAAGTAGAAGCTGGCGAATATTTATTAACAGATACTATTGAAGGTCCTACAGCAAGACATGTACATATGCGACCCTCAGAAATACCAGAATTAGAATATCAAGATGAATCTTTTTTAAGATCTGTAGAAACAAAAAAACGAGCATCAGATCAATTAGCAAAAGCAGAAGCTAATAAGATGTCTCAGTTTAAAGAGAGATTAGAACCTCTTCCTGAACCTGAAGGGTTGTCCCAAAAAACATTTTTAGGGAACATACTTAGTCAGGGAGCTAAACCTCAAATGGGAAGAAGGAACTAAGAAAACGTAGCTACCTGCAATAAAGCAGCCCTACATTACCGAGCAGCCACCCCAAGCCATGTGGCACTGCTAGAAGGAGAATTATCATGGCAAAGAAACCAAGCGGCCACAGAGCTAACAAAAACAATGATTCCTTTGGAACTATAAATGACGAAAATCTGTACAGAAACGCATACCGTAAAGACGTTTACAAAGATGACGATGATGAACAGGAAGTAGAAGCATCCCCTGCAGAAGAAGCAGCTACGGTGCAACAAAATACAAGTTTCGTTGAGTCAAAACAATCTGAAGAAGTTGACTTTAAAAAAAGATATGATGACCTTAAAAAGCATTATGACCAAAAACTTGATACATGGAAGACTGAAAAAAGCGAATTAGAAAACGCTATAAAGAACTCCGTAGCTCAAAAGACTAATGTTCAAATGCCTAAAACTCCAGAAGAATTGGAGCAATTTAAGACTGAATATCCAGATGTGTACGCAGTTGTACAAACTGTTGCTCATCAACAAGCCGAAGAAAAATCGAAAGAACTTCATAAAGAGTTGGAAACAATTCGTGAACGTGAAAAGAATTTGGTTGTTCAGAAAGCTTACGAAGAACTTCTAAGGAAACACCCTGATTTTGATGAGATTAGAAAAGACAAAAAATTTCTAGAATGGTTGGAAACTCAACCTGCATCTCTTGCAGATGGTATCTATAAAAACAACACGGATGCGTTATGGGCATCTAGAGTTATAGACCTTTACAAAGCAGATGCTGGTATAAGTAAAAAACCAAAAGCAACAAAGCCAACAGCGGCATCAGCGATAACCCCTGCACAAGCAAGGGAAGTAAACGTTAATCCTAATGGTGGCAAACGCATATGGAAAGCTTCTGAAATTTCTAGACTCAAAGGACCAGAGTTTGAACGTCTTGAAAAAGATATTGACTTAGCTAGAGCAGAAGGTCGTATTGATTTTAATTCCTAATTTTAACAACTTTTAAGGAGAAAAGCGATGGCTTTTGATACAGCTGCAGGTTACGCAAACCTGCCTAGTGGTAATTTTACACCGTCTATTTTCAGCCAAAAAGTTCTTAAATTCTTTCGCAGAGCATCGGTTGTAGAAGATATAACTAATACAGACTATGCTGGTGAAATTGAGAACTTTGGCGACACGGTTAATATTATCAAAGAACCAACAATTACAGTATCCTCATACACAAGAGGTTCTGTAGTTAATACTCAAGACTTGGCAGATGACCAGATCACTATGGTCGTTGACCAAGCAAACGCATTTGCGTTTAAGATTGACGACATTGAAGAGCGTCAGTCACACGTTAACTTTGAAGCATTAGCAACATCATCTGGTGCATACTCTCTCAAAAGAAAGTATGATGCAAATGTTTTAGATTTAATGGCAACCAACGCAGGTCTAACTGGAGAATCAGGTGCGACTACAAAACAAATTTCAGGTATCGGAACATTAGGTTCTGCTCTTGATATTGGTGGTGCAACTACTCCGGGAGATACTGCTGTAAATACAATGCTTATAATGGCGAGTTCATTAGACGATCAATCTGTTCCAGAAGAAAACAGATGGTTTGTTGCACCACCATTATTCTATAAGCATCTATTCTCAGCAGGTGCAAAATTTGCCGAAGTTCAGGTAACAGGCGATCAGACATCACCATTAAGAAATGGTCTTGTGTCTCTTGGTAACATTGCAGGATTTTCATGCTACAAGACTACAGCATTAAATTCAACTGCAGGTACTGATGAGGTAACAGTATCAGGTCTTGCTACTGATGGTTCTGAAAACATCCTATTAGCTGGACATATGTCTTCAACTGCTACTGCATCTCATATTGCAAAGACTGAAGTAGTTCGATCAACAGAAAGTTTCTCTGACGTAGTTAGAGGTCTTCATGTGTTTGGTCGAAAGGTACTCAGACCTGAAGCAATGTGTCGTGCTGTTGTTAGCTTAGATTAAGGGAGGTAGAATATGACTACATATGATCACACCATACCGGGTGGTGGAACAGTTGGACACCCCGGAAATGCCCCAAGACCGTACATGGTTCAATCAAGAATCTTTGATGCGGCTGACCAAAATCTATCAGCTAATGACATCGTGCAGATGATTGATGTTCCTGATAACACAATTGTTATCGGAGGATGTCTCGATGTCTTAGAAGCAGGTGGATCAGGGTTAACCTACGATGTGGGTCTTAGTACCGACATTGACGCTTTTGCTGACGGAGTAGACGGCAATGCTGACGCAATATACCAGTTTAATTTAAAAGCAGCTGGTATTAACACAGTTATTGCGGCTGATGCTATTCAAGTTAAAGCTCTAGGTGCAGGAGTAACTGCAGGTAGATTTAGGGTTATTGCTATCCTTTGTGATATTGGCACAGGACCTAAACAAACTGCTAGTGTTACAACTGGTACTTAATAACATTGATTATGAGGGGCAGGGCAACTTGCCCCTTCTACTATGATTTGGGTTCTTTTAGTTTTTTTATCTGGCACAGTCCAAGATAGTATTTATTTTGATAATTTAGATACGTGTTTAACAATTGCAGAAAAAATTAGAGAACAAAATTGGAATCAGTCTTTGGCAGGAGATAAAATCTGGGTCAAAGCTTACTGTGTTCCTCAGAAAGTCGAATGATGGCAAGAAAACAGGATAAACAACCACCACGCACAAAAAAATATTACCGATCCACTAAGTCTGGTGCAGGTATGACAAAAGCAGGTGTTACAAAATATAGACGAGATAATCCCGGAAGTAAACTTAAAACAGCCGTCACAGGCAAAGTTAAAAAGGGGAGTAAGGATGCAAAGCGTAGGAAATCATATTGTGCTAGATCTGCAGGACAAATGAAAAAGTTTCCTAAGGCAGCTAAAAACCCTAACAGCAGATTGAGACAAGCTAGAAGAAGGTGGAAATGTTAAATGGCTAAAAAATTAATTGGTGGACAAAAAAAATTAGATAAAAATAAAGATGGTGTACTTAGTGGTGCTGACTTTAAAATGATGAAAAAAGGTGGAAAGAAAAAATCCACAAAGAAAAAAGGGGCTAAACCAAAAAATGCCGCCTTGTACGCAAGAGTAAAAGCAGAAGCAAAAAGAAAATTTAAAGTATACCCATCTGCATATGCAAACGCATGGTTAGTGCGTACATATAAGAAAAGGGGTGGGACTTACGCATAATGGCTAAACCCAAAGGTGGACTAACTAAATGGTTCAAAGAAGATTGGCGAGATGTTAAAACTGGTAAGAAGTGTGGCAGATCTGGTAAGGAGAAGAAATCTAGACCGTATCCTGCGTGTCGCCCTAAATCTGTAGCGAAAAGGATAACTAAAGCAGAAGCACGAAAGAAAACAGGACCTAAGGCAGTTAAGTGGTCTGTTACAGCTTCAGGAAGAAAACGCAAAAGAACAAAGAAGGCAGCATAATGTGGATTCCAGTTATAACAATACTATGGGCATTAGGTGAAACATCAACATGGGTAAATTTTCCTATGGTTAATTTTCCATTTACATCATCAGATAATTGTTACCAGTACGTAGCAAAAGTAAGATCAAGCATAATACAAGATCCTCAATATCTTAACGGATACAGCACTTGTGTATACGTGGGCAAACCAAATGGAGAAAACACATAATGTTTCAAGCATTGTTAGGACCGATAAGCGAACTTGCAGGATCATTCATGCAAGGGCAGATAGAGAAACAGAAAGCTAAAGCAACATTAGCACAAACCAAAGCTGCAGCAGAAGCAGAGATTATGAAGACTGCGGCAACCCACGATTCAAAGTGGGAAATAATAATGGCACAAGGTACTCAAAACTCGTGGAAAGATGAAGTGATCACAATCGTGGTGTTAATTCCAACAATTTTGGTTTTCATTCCCGGTATGGAAGATGTGGTTAAAAACGGATTTCAACGACTTAATGAGTTACCAGAGTGGTATACGTATCTTTTATTCTTGACAGTTTCTGCTGGATTAGGGATAAAGGGAATAGATAAATTTAAAAATATGAGGAGTAAATAATGGCTGTAATGAAAAAATCTAAAGCTATGGCTAAAGGTGGTAAAAAAACTAAAGCAATGGCTAAAGGTGGTAAAAAAACTAAAGCAATGGCTAAAGGTGGTATTGCAAAAGGTATAGCTAAAATTAAAGGTAAAAATGGCACTAAAGCACAAATGATGTATGGTGGCAAAAAGTCTAAAGCTATGGCTAAAGGCGGCAAAAAAACAAAGGCGATGGCTAGAGGTGGTAAAAAATCTAAAGCGATGGCTAGAGGTGGCAAGAGATAATTAGTGTCGTACCTTATAAGTAACGTACCACATTTTCATTGTTGGGTACGTAGAGAGTTTACTTGTAATCATCAAAGATACCATGGCGAATTTTTACATGCTATGGTTATTGCAGTAAACACCATCCCAGACCGATCCCTAAGTTTTCAAGTTGTATTTACAGGATGTGAATCAGATTTAGAAGAAGGTATGGAAAATATACATGGGGGAGCAATGTGGGCTAGGATGCCAATACAAGCTTTGGTAGCCGACATTCCTGTAGATGAATGGCCCACTCCTATGCAAGATCATTTAGCACAGCCGTGGGATTGTGAATCAAGACATCACAGCGTTATTGTGATGGACAGAGTAAGTTCTAGTCCGTGGCTTTGCAAAATAGATAATGAGTTTTACAAAGGTAAATACCTATTTACTGTAGACTACACAGATAGCGATATAGCTGACGATCCTGCACAACACAAACAAAGTCATGTGTTATATCTTACAGATGCAGGAGAGTGGACAGGTAATTTAGTTGCATTACCAAATAATAGAGTTCGTGCAACAAGTCCTGCTTTATGGCGAACAGGTGAAGGTCCTCCAGACTTTGCACCATCTCAATGGACTCACTCAGCCGAACAGCATGAGAGTTATTTAGATCCACATACTACATTTAATAACCTTTATCAGGAGAATGATTAATGCCACATTATACCAAGCCTTTAAAAAAAGTTATAAAAGGTTTAAAAAAAGCAGTTAAAGCTCATGGCAAACAAGCTAAGACTTTAACAAAAATAGAAAAAGATCAAAGAAAAAGGTATCAAAACAAACACGTAAGAAAGAAAAAATAATGGCATGTAGATGTGGAAAAGAAACATGTGAGTGTTCACAAGATTTAATACCAGATAAAGTGGCATACCAAATAAACAAACGGAGAATGGCTTGGGTTTTAATTATTCTTATGGGTATCACTACTATCCTAACGTTGGCATTTCCAGACAGACTAGCAGAAGCAGAAAGCATCCTTATGACTCAGTATATCTCGATGTGTGGTCTTGTGGGAGCATATTTTGGTTTTAGTGCAATTAGTGGGAGAAGGTAGTGGAAACAATAATAGATAGACTACGTGTAGAATTAGAAATTGACGAAGGTTGCAAATATCACATATATTTAGATCATTTGGGCTTACCTACAGCAGGTATTGGGCATTTGCTTAAAGGAACAGACCCAGAATATAATAAACCTGTAGGAACAGTTATAAGTAAAGAACGAGTAGATGAGTGGTTTGAACAAGACATACAAACTACACTTAATGACTGCAGAAAAGTATTTGATGACTGGGATTCTATGAATGAGGAAGTAAGATTAATATGTTGCAATATGATGTTTAATCTCGGATACCCAAGATTTTGCAAATTTAAATTGATGATACAAGCTATAAAAGATGATGACCACATTGAAGCAGCAAATCAAATGAAGCAGAGCAGATGGTACAAGCAAGTAACAAATCGAGCAGAAAGGCTAATAAGTCGAATGAAGGGTGTCGATTTACAGAAATAGAACTTATTAAACAAAAAGATAGGGAGAGACATAAATTAGCACTGTCTCAATATTTTAAACCAAGAGACAAAGAATTTAAAGGGTATAAGGATGATTGATCCAGTTACGTTGTCTGCGGCTGTTAGTGGAGCAACGGCTGCCTATAACGGCATAAAAAAAGCCATTTCAATGGGTCGTGAAATAGAAGATTTAGGATCACAGTTATCTACATGGATGTCTGCTGTAAGTGATGTAGACAATATACACAAAAATGCTAATAACCCATCAACCTTTGATAAAATTTTTAATGGCTCAATTGAGCAAGTTGCAATGGAATCTTACAGTAGTCGTAAGAAACTTGAAAAGCAACGAGAAGAATTACGAAACTTTTTAATTGGTAACTATGGGTTACAAGCTTGGGATGATTTATTAAAAGAAGAAGGTAGGATACGCAAAGCTAGAAATCAAGCTATATA